ACTTGTTGGTCTAGTGACTCTCGTGTTCCCGATATTGATGTAAAAACTCCTCAGTCTAAAACATGCGACACTTGTCAATTTAGTGCTAAAAATTCAGGGGCTAATGGCACAGGTACCGCATGTCGTTTATCATGGAGAATGGCTGTTGTATTACCTAATGACCCTGCTGGTGATGTTATGCAATTAGTTTTACCTGCAACATCATGTTTTGGTAAGGAAGAAGGTGGTAAGTATCCATTCAGACCCTACATTCAAATGTTAGCTAATAACAATGTTAGCGCTGGTCGCGTTGTAACTAAGATGCAATTTGATCCTAAGGCTTCAACACCTAAGGTTTTATTTAGTCCAGCCGCCGCAGTTAATGCTAATGATTTGGAAGTATTACAACGACAAGGTAAGTCTGCCGCCGCAGAGCAGGCTGTGAAATTAACTGTATACCAAACTGATGAAGGTGTGACAGAAACTCCAGTGCAATCGAGTTCAGTTGAAGCATCTCCAGTAGCAGACGTAGTGGATGAGCCAGTATTAAGAAGTGCTGAAGAAGCTAAACCACAAATCGTAAATAACGCTAATGACGTTATGAAAAAATGGTCAGTTAAATCATAAGGGGAAGTAAATGGCAAGACCGTATAGCGAAGAATTTTTATTATCTTTAAAAGATTTAAACCCAAAAAGATTAGGAGTGCAATTAGCAAAATTATGCGTAAAGGCAAACTTACCCGCACATTATGTTGCAGAAGTTTTTGGGGTATCAAGAATGACTATTCATAGTTGGTTCAGAGGTAAAGCTATTAGAGATAAAAATTGTACGCGTATTGAAAACTTTATGGTAATAGTTAGAGAAGGGTTACATGATGGAGACTTACCTGTCAGTACTCTTCTCGACGCTAAAAAATATTTAGAGTATAACGTAACTAATAAGATTTAAAAAGTAGTACAATAGAATTTCTCGGTAGTTATTTTAAAAAACACACATTAGTGTGGTGGGGCAGTGTTGTCTCTAAAAACAGAAAGAATAAATATGATAGGCACAACAGAATTTTATAAAAAAGTATTGCCGTCTCAAGGGGTTTACTGTATAGCAACCATAGGGACTACAGGCAATACAACAAATTATTTCGTAGAGTCTATAGATGAAATAGAACCTAAAATAGAAGAATTAAAAACATATGGATACAACATATATGTTACCCATAGTTCTCAAAAAAGTTACTCAAGAAGAGATAATGCTTTATATTCTAGGTCATTATTCGTAGATTTAGATGTAGAACCTAATAATCCTAAAAAGTATCAATCTAAAGAAGAAGCTAATAATGCATTAGATAAATTTCTTATTGATATAAACTTACCCCCACCTATTAGAGTAGATTCTGGTCGAGGTATATGGGCATGGTGGGCTTTTGATGCAGACATTCCTATTGAAGAATGGAAAACATATGCTGAGAAGTTTAAAAAGCTATGCTTAGATAATGATTTTAAAATTGACCCTTCAGTAACATCTGATAAAGGTCGTGTCACTCGCGCACCTAATTGTCTTAACTACAAAACAAATCCTCCATCTCCAACAAAAGTAATTAGCGATGAATTACCTGTTTATGTCTTTGAAGAATTTAAACAATTTCTAGGTGAAGTAGACCCATCAACAGAAGATATATTAAAGTCAGCATTTAAAGGATTAACTGAAGAAGAAAAAAGAATGCATGGGCTAGATAATTGGGAAGCTAGCTTTGATAAAATTCTAAAAGAAAGTATGTTAGGCACTGGGTGTAATCAAATTAAACATATGATGGAGCACCCCGATGATGTAAGTTATGAACTATGGACTGCCGGATTAACGGTAGCTAGTCGTTGTGTAGATGCTGAGACCGCCATACATACTTTATCAGAAGGAGCAAAGAACTACAGTCGTGAAGCTACTATACTAAAGGCGGCTTCTTTTGACGGGGTACACTCTTGTAATTCATTTGATAACGCTAATCCTGGTGGATGTGATGGATGCCCTCATAGAGGTAGAATAACTAACCCACTTAAGTTAGGCAAAGTGTTTAAGATAGCTCCAGCAGTGCCACAAGAACAAATAGGTGTTGTAGTAACTCAAGACTCTAATACTGCGGTTTCTACTAATGAACCTTTTTTTCTCCCAGCAAGTATGTTTCCGTATATCCATGGGGCTAACGGAGGTATATATAAAAAAGAACTACCTGTATGGGATGATGAGGCTAAAAAATATATTGAACAAGAACCTACTGAGGTATCAAGTTATTGTTTTAAACCAAAGCAAAGACTTAAAAACCCAGCAGATGGTGACTGCCTATTAATTAGATGCACATTTCCTAAAGATAAGCCAGTAGAATTTTTATTTCCAATTAGATTAGCTTATGAACCAATTAAAACAGCAACACATTTATCCAATCATGGTATTTATTTAAGAAAGCACGAGGTAGTAATAGTTATGGACTATTTAATTAAATGGGGTAATGTAATGTCAAATGAAACAGAGGCAGACATTATTAGAAACCAATTAGGTTGGACTGATGATAATAGAACATCTTTTGTTATAGGTGATAGAGAATATAAAAGAGATGGTAGTGTATCTCAAATACCTTTTTCCGCCATTACAGATAAAATTGGTAGACATATGACACCAAAAGGTACGTTTGAAGATTGGAAGAAAGCCGCTAATCAACTGGACACCCCAGGTATGGAGCTACATCAATATGCTATGCTAACAGGATTTGCATCTCCGCTTATGGCTTACACTAATACAGACGGCGCTATTGTTTGTTTAACAGGTGAAACAGGTGCAGCTAAAACAGGTGCGTTATTCTCTGCCGTAAGTATATGGGGTAACCCTAAAGTATTATACGTACATGCTAAAAAGGGGGGTACATTTAATGCATTGAAAGGTAGGATTAGCACTCTACATAATATGACATATGCTCACGATGAGGTTACTAACTTAGATGCTGAAGACGTATCAGAGTTATCTCATATGATTTCTACTGGTAAACCAAAAATAAGATTACAAGCATCTGTTAATGCAGAACGTGACTTTGAAGCGTCAGCTAGTATGATTGCCTTATTTACATCTAATAAATCTATATACGATAAGTTGTCCGCATTAAAACATGATCCTAATGGTGAGGTAGCTCGTATTATTGAGTTTATGCTAGGTCAACCTAAAATATTACAAACAGATTTAAACTTTGGTAAACGGGTATTTGAAACATTTAAATTAAACTATGGTCATTCCGGTCCTAAATTTATACAGGCACTGTTTGATATAGAAAACAAAGGTGAGCTTATTAGGCTTTACAGCATGGATGACGACCATAAGCTAGGACCACGATTTCAAAAATGGGTAGATAGATTTGTAGCTGATTATGGAACTGACCCAGGTGATAGATACTATCATAACTTAATTGCTTTACCGTTAGGCTGCGGAGAATTAGCTGTTGAATACGGTATATTAGATAACTGTAATGTAGAAAAATTGTATACTAGATTAGTTACAGAGATGCTCAATATCAAGAACAACGTTATTCAGTTTAACACTATTGACTATGAGAATATTCTTACAGAGTTTCTAATTAAAAATCACTCTGGCACTTTAGTTATGAGAGATGGTAAAGTTGCAGATGAACCAAGAACTCCATTAGTTATTAGAGCGGAAGATGATACAGGCACTATCTATATACCAAGAAGTATATTTAATAATTACTTAATTGCTGAACTAGATATTAATAAAGCCGACTTTAAGAAACGTATTGTTAATTCAGATATTAAATTCTGGGAAGAAAAGAAACGTATGCTTACAGGTTGGAAAGACGCAAGTAGTTCTGAATATAATTTAATGTGCTATGCATTCCAAAAGAAAGACATACTAGATAAGGTAAAAGGAGAGTTGTCTGGATAAGTCTAATGAACCTACTTGGTTATTCCCCTTCGAGTATATGGACGTTGGGGATAGTTTCTTTATACCTACTTTAAATACTGCTGAAATTCTTTATGCCGCTGAGTGTGGAGCTAAAAGAGCTAAGGTTCAGATAAAAGCTTTTATAACTAGCAAAGATAATCACTTAGGGGTTAGAGTCTGGAGAGTTGCGTAAATCCAAAGACTCTTCATCTTCTTTAATTAGCTCTAATAACTGACTAATTTCAGCATCTCCTAAATCTGTTAATGACTTAAGATTATCGTATACACCTTTTTTAACATGGTTTTGTTCTAATTTATTTCTGTATAAAAGCGTGCCTTTTTCTTTTGAAGTAAGTAGCGGGTTATTTCTTATTTGATTAGCTGCTTCTCTTAATGGTTTTAATGCTTTAGAATCAAAATAATCTAGAACTTTTATTTTTACATCTAATCTAGGATTAGTTATAGTAGAGTACACATATGCTTGTTTTGGATTACGTAGTTTCATATCTTCTAATATTTTAGATTTTTTAACTATATCATTTTTTAATGTATCATATCGTCTAGCGTCAATGTTAGAAGTAGTTGATAGAAAACTGTCTAATACAAAAGCATCTTTTTCAATATCAAAATATTTATCGCCTGATAGCACTGATATTCCACCATATAGACTTTCTACTATTTTAGAAATGCCGTCTGCATAGTTATTAGCATAGAAGTACATAGCGTTTGGGTCTAATACTATTTTGCCTCCTGTAGCTTCAAACATATACTCAGCAGCCTTTTTAAAAGGTGTAGGAACAATATCACTGCCTGAATAAGCTGAAGAATATCTACTATAGGTACTTCTATAAATTTGTTGGTCTAATGAATTTCTATTCATAGAAAACTGAACACCAGGTTTAAAAACGCTTGGAGTTATTGTATCAATAATAAATGCCGTAGTATTTTCAACAGGATCAATACCTGATGATGGAATAGGCACATAAGAATCCATAGTAATATGAAGCATATTTACTGCCATGTCTTTTAGTGCTACTCCTTCACCTGAAGTATATGCCGCTATCTGTGCTCCATAAGCCATAAATGAATTTATACCAAAGCCCCAAGGTATATTACCTACTCTATCTTTATTAGTTAATGGGTCATATCCTAAATAAATTCTAGCATTTCTAGTCCATAGTCTAGCATCATCTGTGGCTATTTTATTTCTTCCTTCTTGGTCTTTATCTTCATCATCCCCTGCAAGACCTTTCAACATATGCCATAATACATATCCTGCACCCATCATAGAAGCTATAACTAAACGACTCATAAATTTCTGTTCCATAAATCGTTTTTTAAACTTAGCCATTTGCGCAGGGTCTTTTTGTGTTACTTCCGGTAACGTATTAGCTACTGCTTCATATTTTCTCCACGCAGGACTTAAAGCTTTAAACGCTTGTCTAGCACCAACAGCACCAGCTCCAAAGAACATAAAGTAAGTACCTATTTGTTTAGTGTATAAACCTCGCTCTTCAAAGTTAGCTAAATTTTTAGTGTAGGCAACTGCTTTAATAATCGCTGCTTGTTCTACTTGACTAGGTGATAGACCTTGTTCTTTAGCAATCTGATTTTGGAAATGTCTTTTCATAACCCTATATACTGCTACACGAGCACCAAACTCAAACATAGAGTTATACATATCAAAGTATTTAAGTATTTCTTCTCTAGTCTGTAGAGTTAAACTTTTATCTAATTTTTTAGAAAGTTGTTCCATAGCACTAGCTGCACTTAGTCCTTGTATTACAGAAACGTTACCACCATTTTCTCCGTACTCTAATAGTGATCTATAAAAACCATCTTTATTTGCTAATTTTTCAATCTCACTAATTTTATCGTTGTGAAATAAGAACGAGAACTTAGCAGCTTTAGCTAATCCTCTTTTAGCTATTAGTTCTGTTGCAACTGCCATAATAATTCTACCAGCAACTATTGGGTTTTCTTTTGCTGATATAATACCTACGTTAGTTAAAACGTCACGTACAAAGTTGTATGGCGCAAATCCTGGATTTAATCTAGTGTGGCTTTGACCTATAGCACTCGTGCCTTTATTTATTACTTGAACTATATCGTTTATTATAGTTTCATTATTGATGGCGTAAGTTCTACGAATAGCCTCTAATTGTTTTAGATCAGTAATTTTTACTAAATCCATAGAACCGTCTTTGTTATAAGAATATAATACATCAGGTCTTTTTAACACTGCTTCGTCTACTTTTCCTGTATATCTATCTTGGAAAGTATAACTAGGTTTATTCATTTCAGTCTTTTTACGAGGATTACCTTTGCTATCTAATAATTGACCTTTTAAATAACCTTGCTGCACTGCATTTATAATAGATCTCATTATCCCATCAGCACCAGCTCTAGCCGAAGATTGTGCGGCTTCTACCAACACTTGAGTTACTGGATTTTCTACATCAGCGCTACTACCTGTAACCCTAGCACCTGGATAATCCTTACCCATACGACCTAAAGCAGTACCTTCAATATTTAGTTTAAACGCCGCTTTATCTCCTGGTCTAACTTTAAACGGAGAATAATTTTTCCATCCGTAGAACTCAACGATAGCATCAGTAGCACTACTCCAATACCCTGCTTTTCTATTTAGCTCCTTAGTTACGTCTAGTAATTGATTTTTAGCAGTAAAAAATTGTTGTATTAGAGTTTTCATTTCTGCTGATTCAGACATGTATTTAGCTTTTGCTACTTCTTCATCATTAAAATTAAGATCTTCAATAACGTTATAATCAGCTTCTGTTATGTTTGTTTTCTTATAACCCGCTGGACTATATCCAGTTGAAGTGATGGCACCTTTTGTATTGACTAATCTAATTAAATCGTTTCTTAAAGAGTCAGCTATATACTTTCTTTGTGGTTCAGATAATTTAGATATAACATCAGATGAAATAGTATTAAAGAATCTTTCTCTTATATTTGCTGGAGTGTCTTGGATAGTACCAAATAACGTGCTTCTAAATTTAATAGTATTTAGTTTTTCTAATGGCACGTTTAGTAACCATTTTGTTTTACGTCTTTCAGGTGCATGGAAAGCTATTGCATAATATTTAAGTATTGTAGCTGCTTTAGAATTACTTACCCCTTTAGCATTTGCAATATTAGCTAAAGACCTAATATAATTTTTTCTGGGCGTTTCTATAAATTGTTTAATATACCACTGAGCCTTACCAAAAGCCGTAGATATATAATCGTAGAAGTTATTAAATGAGCCCTCATCATAATTAATACCACCTGACCTATCCATATTTTCTTGGATTCTTTCAAGCACAAATCTTTCATTAGATAAGCTAGTAGCTATTTCATCTATAAAATCCTGACCCTTAGAAAAGTTTTCAGCTATTTTCTGTACTGTAGTTTTAACTCCGCGCTCTAATAAAGTTGCTTTATCACTATCTACAAGATCTTCAAATGACCTATCTACTTTTTTAGCTTCTTCATCATCAGTGGATAAATCTATTTTTCTAGCAAATGATACATCGCCGGATCTAAACAATGGATTAGGTGCTACATAATCCTCGCCTGTAATAATACTTTCAATATCATTTAGAACAGATTCTAATATAAATGCTTGAGCTGGTCCTCCCTTGTCTACCGCAGGTAATCCATGTTCAATTCTAAAGCCTAACATACCTGCAATATCTCTAGCTAACTGACGTAGGAAAGGTAATACACGACCAGGCATAGGTTTTAATTTACCTAATTCTATTGAGAACTGCTGGCCTTCTACAGCCTCAGCTAAGAACTCTTTAAATTCCATGCCTTTAAATTCTTCACCTAATTGAGGTATAGCATAGTTATAAGATTCTAGTAATGCAGATAGATATACTTTTTGAGATTCAGATAACAATGTACTATTAGGATTTTTTTGGTACTCTTCTACAATATGATCTAATAAGTAATGCAATGTTTCATGCACTAGTACCCTACCATATTCTACTTCTGTACCTTGATTAATAGTGATAGTGTTTGTTGCAGGGTCATACATACCTGGACGATCATTAGGTACTGCGCCAAATTCTACTTTAGGTGGAGCATAACCTTTCTTTTGTAACTTACTTATTACTTCACTAAACAACAAGGCAGTGCGTTGGTAGCTACGAGCCTTTTCCTTGTTTTTGCCGTCATATAAATCATCTAATATTTCAGCTATATTTTTGCCTTGAGCCATGCTCTTAGACACAATCATATTTAGCTTAGCAATAACAGTAATCTTAGGTGTTTTCTTTTCTTTTTCTTCAGCTTTTTTCTGTGCTTTTTCTTTGTCCTGCACTAATAATTTTTTAGCTTCTTCTTCAGTTTCATCATCAAGGACTTCTAATACTTCTTCAGGAGATCCTTCTTCTTTAATTTTTTGTTTTTTATTTTCTTTATCTAATATATCTTTTGTTCGCTCTTCTTCAGCTATGTTTGTATACCTTCCTGGAGCACCTAATACTGTAGTAGTTTTTTGAGCTGTATCTAATTCTGCTTTAGCACGTTTTAATTCGGCCCTGTCTTTATTAATTTGTGTTTGAACAGCTTTAATTTGAGTCGCTTTAGCTTTAATTTTCTTAGCAGCTTTAATAGACTTAATTTCATTCTCACCATCTTTAATAGCTTGTTCTAAATTAGCAACTCTATTTGATAATTCGGTTGTATCGGTTTCTACAACTTGTCTAGTTACAGAAGCTTTTTGAAGTTTTTCACGAATAGAAGCATATTGTTCTTTAAGTTTTTTTAATTTAGCTGGGCTGCCTTTATTTTCTTTTACTAGTTCTAGTTCTTTTTGTAGTTTTCTATATAGTGATTGTTCTTCAGTTTCTGTTTCTTCTGTAGAGGCAACGCCAGATTTTAAAGTTTTAACTTGCGTAGTTATATAATTAGAATATGCTCTATTAAATAGTTTTCGTTCTTGCTCAGATAATGTTTTTAAAAAGTCATTACGAGTTACAGCTGATTTATTTCTAGTAGGCGGTAGGTTTTTCTTACCTAAAAATTTATTAAATTCTTTATAGTAATTACTAAAACGCTGGGATTGAGTAAGACCTTTCATAAACTCTAATGGTCTATTAATAGAGTAATCTTTACCTGTTTCAGCTTTTTTCTTATCAGCTAATTCTTTTAATTTTGCATCAAAATCTTCAATACTTGCAGTATCAAACTCGTCCATAGCTTGGTCAAATGCAGCATGCTTAACTGCTAATCTTCTAGCTTCTTGTCTTTTTTCTTCAGTACTAGCATTAGGATTAGATTCATTAGCTTGTACTATTGGTGATTTAGATGCTAATTTAGAACCTATTTTAACGTAATCAGGTAAGTCTTCGAATCCGCCTTGATTAGCTTCATTTATTCTAGCTTGACTTGATACTTCTTCATCAGCCTCTTCTTGTTCTAAATCAGCTTTATCAGCTTTTGTAAGTTCTGCTTCTGATTTTAATACTTCAGTTGTTTTAGTCGGCTGTGTAGTTTGTTTTCTTCTAAAGCCTGTAGTTATAGTTCCATCAGGTTTAGTTTCTTCAAATGATTCCCAGCCTATTTCTGTATCAGGTATATCTTCTGCAGCTGCTTCCGATTCTTTAGTTTCTTTTGTTTCTACTGCAGCTACTTCAGCCTCTTTTGTTTTTGTTACTGCAGGTTTTTGTTCAGTAACTGGTATCTTTGGCACAAGAGCGATGGTACCATCATCTAATTCTTTAACGGAATATAAATCTTGAAGTTTATTAGCTCTACGGAATTTATGTGCTTGACCTGTTGTTGGGAATGGTTTACCTACTTCGTCTGCAGTTATGTTTTCTAATGCAACGTCGCTTCTTCCCTCTCCAGTCTTATCTGCGAATTCATCAGTTGCAGCCCCAGCCACTCCACCTCTGACAGGTTTTTTAATTCCTGTGGTAGATCCATCTCCGGGTCCTCCAGATACCTCATCGCTAATTCCAGCTGTTGTCTGCTGAGTTCCACTTGGCTGTCCTTTCTTTGGTGTACTTAATAGTTCTTCTAAAGACTTTCTAACTTCTTCATCTTCAACAGAATCTATTAATTCTTTTCTTGTTTTAGCATTTTTCTTTGTATCAGTTTTTGGTACTTCTATATCTATGCCTGGTGGTTCTGCTCCTGGGTCTGCAGGGGGTGGGGGTGCTTCGGCTAATGCTTTATTTATTTTGTATTGATTATACGCACCAAATCCTGCTCCTGCTCCTGCACCACCAATTATACCTGCAGCCATTTGTTCTGCAATATTTTCATCCCAAGGTCTACCAAGTGCTACATTTTGTGATATTTGTTCTTGAGCAGATTGTGGAAGTTCTTCAAATACAGATTCACTAAGTGATGATTTTAAAGCGGCTACTAATTTACTTTGTGCTTTTTGAGTTGCAGCATCTGTAGCGCCTATAGTACCTCGTGTTAATATGACATCCATATCACCAACACCTAGGTAATTTGCAGCTCTATTACCAAGCCTACCTAATTTATTAGTCATATAACCACTAAATGCAGCTATAGTTTGTTGACCACCTGTAACTTCTTTGTCTTCTGTCTGTTGACGTATTGCTTCTAACCCTGCACCAGCAGCAACTGTACCTTCGCCCGATGCGGCAGCTGTAATTGGAGATATATCCTTACCAAATTTAGCTCCTGCTTTAGTTAACCCTCTACCTATTAATGCCCCTTCATACATAGGGCCAAGTGATTGAGTAACTATTTGTGGTATTTGTTGTGGGTTTTCTACTGCATATTGAAGTTGTGATACCGTATCTTGTAATACATTTCCTGTTGAAGGAATTTCTGCGGCACCTTGCGTTACCATTTGTTGTCCTTCTGATTTTAAGGACTCTAAATATTGTTGTAGGTCAGAAGATGTACCACCAAGAAAAGCTTTTTCTCCTTTCTCTATGGCTTTAGGAATTTTACCTTGTGTGAACGGAACAAAACCTGTAAGGCCTTTAGCTGCTTCATATGCACTTACTACGCTTTGTGCACCGGCTAACGGTATATCTCTACCTACTATTTCAGCTATGGTTGATTCAGGAATGTCAACACCTAACTGCTTATAAAAAGCAATCTTAGGCATATCTTTAGCATAATAAGTATTATATAGTTGGTCAGCTACTTCCTTATCAGTCATTGTCCTGTACTGGTCAGGATATTTAGCACGTAATTCGTCTATAAGCGCCATGATGGGCTTCGTCTATTCCTTATGATCTAACTCGGTTTAAAAGTGCTAAAGGATCTCTAGCAGGTAAATCCATATTGGCTAATGGATAACTTAATTTTAGATTTTGTATGTATATGTTATATGTTTGCACATCGTCTAATACTTTTTTCTTTTGGTCTTCAGGAAGAGTATCAAACACTTGTTTATTATTAAATGTGTCAAGAGCGTTTTTTATTCTCCAATTATCTTTAAGATATGTATCTCTAGATTTTAAGAAATTTTGTTTTTGAGCCATAACCATTTTAGTTTCATTCGTGCCAGCAAGAACTTTATACTTTTCAATATCAAGTTTGCCTTTAAGAATTTCTGTTCTCTTAAGATCATTAGCAGCTTTGTTGTAGTCTTCACTCTTAAAGCCGTGATTAATAGCAGCAGTTTCAACAGCTCTTTGTGCCTCTGCAATTTTAGCATCTACGTTAAATCGTTTCTCATCAAGGTCTGTTAATTGTTTTTGTGTATCAGCATATTGTTTTAGCCCTGCTTCAGCTCCAGCGCCTAGATTAACCAACGCAAATGGTGATGTTCCTTGCATACCTTTAAACCCAGCAGCCATTAATGCCATACCTAAGTTTTGGTCTTCTAAAGTTTTAGCACGTTTGTCCATAGCTTCAAGACGTGTTTGACCGCGTTTAATAAACGGATCTTCACCATACATTTCTTTATAGCGTTTTCTTTCCGCATCAGCTACGACTTCCGGTCTTTCCTCAAATGCAAACATGTCTCCTTTTACATCTACGTCTGGAGCCATTACTATTTCATCTTCTTTTTGACCTGTTGCACGTTCTTTTACTTCTTTAACCGGATTTGGCGGAGTATTATTACCTGATATTTTATTTTCTAAATCTTTTATTGTTAATGGTGGACGTATATTACTATCTTGTAATTTAGCACCCCTCATGCCTGTTCGTGTCATCATTTCAGTTGGGTCTTCTTTACTACGTACAAAATTATATTTTTGCATTTGTAGTTCTTGTATAGCATTGTCTAATTGTCTTTGTGATTCTGGATCAGTAGCATTTTGTTTTAGACCAGCATAGTAATTAATAGCCTCATCATATGGAGAAGGAAACTTATTAAACATAAATGATTTACCAGGACTCTTATTACTTTGTATATCTTGCCAATATTCTCGTGGAGTTTTCGATGGAATAACATAGCTACCATCAAGTCCAGCAAATCGTTTTACAGGTTTATATTTATATCTATCAGGGTTAATAAATTTGTGTTTTAGCCCTACTCTATCTGATAGACCACCTACATCAGCTTTAAATCTATCATAATAATCTTCTTCAGCAGTTTCACCACCATCAGCAAAAGCAACAATGCCACCACCTACAAAGTTTTGTTGTTGGTACATACCTTCATCAACAGGTAAGTCGGCGACACCTTGCGACATAGGAGCACCTTGAGTAGTTGGGTTTTTAGCTAGCATCGCAAGGCCGCCTTGATCTGGGCTTTGTGTTAAGTCTTCAGCAACTGATTTTTCTTCTGGTTGAGCAGCTTGGTAAGTATCTCGTACTTCTTTACGTCTTTTTAATTCTGATAAAGCTAAATAACTAGGTACTTCACCTGTTGGATTTTGAACATAATTAATTAAGGCATCATCACCAACGCCTCGTAACATGTTTTGTAATTTAACAATATTCATAACTATCCTTTATTTATTCATTAGAGAATATAAACCAAGACCAGATAGACCTAAGCTACCTAATTGTCCTGCAAGTGATGGAGCTGGAGCATATGTTACTTTAGATGTACCAAGAGCAGCTGCATTACCACGGAGAATATTGCTAAGGTAATCAAGTTGTTGTTTTTGGTAATCTTGTTGTTCCATGAACTGTTGATATTTAATATTATTAATTTCTTGTTGTAAAGCTTGTTTTTCACCTGCTGTAGCAGCTTGTGCTTTAAGTCTTTCAAGATTAGCTGTTTGCTCTGCCCCTGCCAATGCACCTGTTTTACCTGCTGCTTCAAGTCCTGCAGTAAGCCCTGCAACACCTAAGTCTTTACCTATACCAGCAGCGAATTGTTGGCCTTGTTGTGAAAGTTCTGCTGCTTTCATACGACGAGCTTGATCTGCTTCAAACATTTTTTGTGCATTCTCATAACCAGCTTGTGCACCTTTAGTTCTAATATCAGCAATGTTTTGTGCTAAGTTTCTATCTTGTTCTGCTTGCATTAAACCTTGTCTAGCACCGCCAAATGTACCTCGTTGAATAGCGCCTAATGCACCACGAGATCTTTCAATATCGCCTTGTCGTCTTGCTTCACGCACTGCTATATCAGTAACGCCTGTTTGATATGGACTAGAATAATACGCTGCCGCATAAGGATCGAATGTACCGCCTGAAATAGCTGTAGGTCTATAACCAAACGCTTGACCTAAACCTAACCCTGCAGTGCCATAACCCATAGCTTCGCCAGTACCAAGCCCTCTAGCAGCTGTACCAAAACCACCAGGAGTTTTCATACCTGCTACTTCAGATTGATATGCTAACTGCTCTGGAGTAAATCCTGCTACACGTTCGCCAGTATAAGGTACATATTCTTTAACACCTGTAACATTACCTGAAGAGTCTGTTTGATAAACTTGTTTACCTGTTTGTTTTAAAAGTTCTTCATAGTATGGTTTAGCGTATTCAGGCAAGTTTGTAGAATAGGAAGTTTGCGTAGTATTACCTCCGCCACCGCCTGATTTACCTCCGCCATAAAACGTGAATGACTCTACTATAGAAGTCAACCAGTTAAACAAATTAAGTAATTTCATAAATCTTTCTCCACAACCATTCGTACAGTATTAAAGTTTGCTTTTATTTTATAGAGTCTAGCCTGCGCCTCCTGCGCCCATGCACTAGCTTTTGTTGCACCTTGCATTTTAGCCCACACTTCTACTTGGCTAAACGTTTCATCATTTACAATTCCATTACCACCTAATGCCGTAATAAACATAGTTCTTGCATTAGCATTGTTAATAAACTCTACAGTCATAGCGCCGTTTATTTTATTGTTTTCACCAACAGACACTAATAAAGTTTGTTCGCCCCGTACTAATAATAACTTTAATTGGTCTAGTGTAAAATCTCCACCACTTACATTAATAGACGCATTTAAATATTCTTTTATATCTTCCCAAACGTTGTATACGTTATTGGGTGCTACGATTTGTACGGTGTTCATGCAGGTAGATATTTCTCTGCCTTAATTTCTTTACCTTGTTTTTTATTTCCTGTTCGAGCATGTCTTACTTTATCTAGCATTGCATATAATCTTTTTGATCCTGCTTTAGATGAACCATTACCTAAATGACTTACAACGTCCGCAGGGATTACAAATTCTCCGTCTGCTAAACGAGCTGGTTGTTTACCTTCTATTGTAGCAGGAATTGAGTCGCTCATGCCATCACCGTCACCATTTAAATAGCCACCTCTAGCATAACCTAATGTCTGTGCTTGGTATCTAGCTTGTTCACTACCTAGATTACTTAATCTACCTAATCCATAAGCATCGCTTGAAATAGGGGCTGATATTTGACCTTCAGGTCTATTGTATAAATCAGAGATACCACCGCCTTCTGGTGGGTTAGGGTTAACAGCACCACCTAAAGCATATCCTTTAATGTAACCACCTTTTGCAACTAAGCGAAGACCTGTATCGTTTGATAAATTTAATCTAGAATATGGATCATACTTATCTTTTTTATCATCTTCCGTAGGGTTACCATATAAATCAGATGGTTCTAATCCCGCTAATACTCCACCGCCTATAGGTGTTGCTAAATCCATTGCAGTGCCGCCAGCATCTGTAAACTTCTTATAGGCATCACTAATAGACATATCACCAAAACCTGTTAAGTTTTTAACGCCTGTTCCAAAATCACCTAAGTTTGACATAACTTGAGAAGGTTTTGATAATTCTGCAGAAGCAGAAGCAACCGGGTCAAAACCCCCTGCATTTACGCCTACAGTTGGAGTTGTATTTCTTATGCCTAAATCTGCTCCTAATGTATTGTTAGTAAACGGGCTAATTTGATTTGTAAGACTTGTAGCTTTAGGTACAGCAGAAGCTACTGGAGAAATGGTATCTTTAAATGCACTAAAAGCGCCTACGTTTCCAACACCCCCTCCTGTTAAAGCTTGTGCAGTATTTGCATTAACTAAATTTTTCATAGATTCAGCAGTAGTACCAGCTCCACTTCCAAATGCTTTACTAAAAGTAGAACCTAATTGACTACCACCATAACCACCAAAACCGCCCATGAGTCCACCCATTAATGGATCATCGCCTTTAGCCGCAGCTAACAAAGCACCGGTACCAGCCCCTGCTAAAATAGGAGACATAGAAGACATAATTCCACCACCAGCTGGGCCACCAACAGCAGCACCAACAATAGTAGGTAAGAATGAGGTAAAGAAATCACCAAAGCTAAATGCTTCTGGCATGCCTGTATGAGGGTTAGTAGACATCTTAATGCCTAATGAATCACCTATTTGTTTAAGTCCGCCTACTTCTTCAGGGCTCATATGAACGAGCATAGAGTCGCCGTTACGACCTAAAGAAGCTAAACCTTGTGCTGTGTGGGATAGTGTCATAATTGAAAGTCCTTAAATATACGCTAATAATATCATATTATGTTCTAGAAATAAAAGTAATTGTGCCTATTGCAGAGGGAATTGAAGGGTGTGCATAAGGTGATGTTTGTGCCGGCGCATACTCCATATAAACTCCGTCTGTTGCTGGGGATACTACATATGCTAAGTCAGTTGCCCAATAGAGCTCAATATCGTCTCCAGCATTTAAAGAAAACTCTACAAAAGATACTGCTAATATATAACTAGGCACACCTGCGCTTTTACGGGCTGGCATAGTAAATTTACTGGCTGAACCTGCAACGTCAGCACCATTAATACGTAACCATACAATCACATCATGTGCTGCGTTAGCCGTATTAGCATATTGCAAACTATAATCTATTTTATAAATACCACCATTTAAAGCTGTAGCAGAGTAAGAAGGATTTAATGTAAAACCTAAACCAGAATCTAATGTATTCCATTTAACTATAGTAGGCGTATCATTAGCCGTAGCATATTGATCTGTAGTATCTGATGCCGCAATATGAGGAAAACTTAAACTAGATCCTCCAGCAGGGTTATTTAAGTTAGCAGTAAAAGAGTCGATTGTATTAAAATATAAACGTAATGCATTACTAAATGATTCAGTGTAAGTTTGACTATAACTAATAGTAGGTATAGGTAAGTTGGGAGCCTTGGTAGCTTTTATTATTACTTCAGCCATTAGTTTCTCATTCCATCTGGTCGTGCGTCAACTCTTGGTAAACCTAGTTGCCATTGTGTACCTACAGTATCTGATCCAATTCTAAAATTCATTTGACGACCACGAGCTCTAATAAATACTTGGTTTGTGTATTGATCTACAGTTGCCGTTGCAGTGACAATCGTATCACCTGTGGTTAGACCTTCTGCATTAGTTGTTGATGATGCAGCACCAGGGAAGTTACGTACACCCACAGTAATATCAGCTTCAGGAATGATTGGAGCCCCTGTAACTTCATTAGTAGTTGTAGAACCTCTAAAGTTAATATCTGGAATTACACGACGAATTAACATATATTTATCGCCATCATCAATATCTACATCAGCAGATTGAATATAAGAAGTAATAGGAAGTGGAGCTGCACCTAAAGGTTGTCCATCGTTTGTACCGTCTTCATGCTGATATACCCAACCACGTCCAGTTGCATCATTAGCTAAACCAACAGGATTATTAAATACACCTGAGTCAATCCATGCTGTCCTTGATAACTGACCATAGTACCAAATGTTTTCAAGGTAATTAAATACAACATATCTATCAATTTCAGATGAGTTAGCTGAAGGATAGAACCAAATAATTTCTGTAAATTTATTATTAACTCCTGCAAATATAAGAGCACTTTGTGTATAGTTAATATCTGTAAAGATGTATTGTCTAATTGTGCAAGGCAAAGTATCTACACGACCAGAGTATGTATAGAATCTGTCTCGACCCATCCAGTAAGTAATGTTGTTAGAGCCTACTAATGCATTAGCACCGATGATAGATATATTGTGTGATAACTCTTGTAAACCAAATACTTCTGCAGTACCTAAATATTGTAAGGAAGTTAATGAAGTATTAGTAAATATAAGTGTTTCTTGTCGTGTATTAATTGCTGTAATAATTCTAGAACCTGATTGAAGTCGTAAGAACCCTGCAGTATTAGTAGTTAACGGTTGCCAATTTTCAGGTTCAGGACCAATATCAGGATCAACATTAGACCAACGAATAAGTAGAGGGTCATAAGTTCCTAAATAATCTGGACTTGGTGCTGTGGCATCATAATTAGTACAACCAAGAGCTAATAAGAACCCTTGTGGAGTGAACATAATTTTTTGTACTTTTTGCGGTACTGCTATGGCACCTGACAATGAATTAAGTAAAACTGCACGGGTATTAAATGATGACACATATGCCCAATAATAAATGTAACCTCCTGCACCTGACACAGTATCATAAGCTGTATTAAATACTAGGTCATTATTAAACTTGTCCATAAAGATAAGTCGTGCAGGTTGAAATACAGGTGATGTAGAACCAGAACCCCAAGTACCACGACCCCAAGTAGAAGTACCCCATCCATAACCTGCTGTAGTAATAGCATAGCCTGCTGGCATATAAACAGTAGCCGTAATGCCTGTGCCACCTTGTCCTGTAGTTGTAGAGGTTGCGGTTGTTGTAGCTTGGAATGTAAACGTATTAGCATCAATTTCTGTAACTTGCACTGTTGTATTCATTTCAGATACTGGGATACCCCCTATAGCTGCTGGAGAGCCTGAACCTGTAATACCACTAAATGTTACATAAGTGCCTGTAGTAGCGCCATTACCTGTAATAGTTACAGTAACAGTTTTAGATCCGCTTGTTGTAGCTATGCAATTACTTGATGAAGGTGTAGTAGCACTTGTATAGTTACCATAAATAGGAGTAATATCATATAACGTTGTACCTGAACCTACATAAACTCTGGAGTTTGTGCCAATACCAAGTAAGTTAGAACCATCAGTTGTTGACCAGCTAAAAATAGCTCTAGCAGTGTCAGTATATGAATTTAAATTAGATACAGTCCAACCACCAAACTTTTCAGGAAAGCCTGATCTAAAACGGACGAGTTGAGTTTCATACCAACCACCTTCTGATGCATAGTTAGTTTGATCTCGATTAACACCAGGTTTAAATACAAGTTTACTTAGCGCCATAATTAACTCTCAAATAAAGCTTTTTCATCTAATCTACGAATTTGTAGACCTCGTAATATTTTACCACCTGCACGACAATATTTAACTAACGATTCCATAGCCGCCTTTTTATCTCCACGTAGAAGCGCTTGACGGATGGTTGATCTTTGAAAGCATCCAAGACCCAAATTAAAACAAAAAGATACAATAGCATCGAACTCGGATTGTCGAAGAGGCATCTTAGGTAACATTCTATGTACTCCCAACTCGAAGCGACGTAAGTCCCGTTTAAGAATTCCATCTATTTCTTCTTTCGTAAAAAGTCTATTCCAAGATTCAGGCAACGATTTACCATCACCAATAAGATGACCCACGCCCACAGTCCACAGCCCAGCAGGACAACGATAGGGCCGATTACGAACGCCTTCGTGATGTTTAATAAGCTTGATGCCACGTTCTGAAACATTCACTTATTTCTTTTCCCAAGTCCTTGAACCAAAGTAAAACCCAATAATTGATGCTACGATAGCCATTTCATCTGTAGAGAATACTTCTTGTGAAGCTACTAAAAAGTCAACGCCTGACCACATAGCCCAACCGAGTGATATAAAGTTAATTAAAACTAATTCACCTACAAAGATAAATGCAACATAAGGTCTTACCTTAGCATTTAAATCAACTACACTTTGTGATGCTTTGTTAATTAATGTTTTGTCGTGATCATATAAAGCTACACGTTCTTCTGCATATGTTTGTGCTTCTATTTCATCTAACT